ACTTTAGCACAAGCTGGAGTTGGGTATTTAGGTATACATTTAAATCAAAAAGGAATTGATCCTACTGGGTTATCTCCTCTTTTAAGTTTAAATAAATATGAGAATGTTGTAAAAAACAAACCAGTAATAGATAATAGATTAATAAATCTTTTTAAAGAAAATCAACTATTTTCCAACAATAATTCTAATGTTTTAGAGTATAATGGTGGTCCTGGTTCAACTTTGGGGGTAGGAAAAACACGCATTAAATTTGCAGATCAACGCACAGGTGTAAATAACTTACTAGCAAAATCAACTGAATCCTTACAAAAATATTTTTATAAAGGAGGAATTAGATTGCACCCTACAGATACAGAAGAAACTAATTTACTTCTTTTATCAATTGGAAAACAACCACTTGACAATTCCACTGGTTTTAACTATAAAAATTATTTAGGGGCTAGTACTTCTCAAGGTTTAGACCCATTATCAGACAACAATATAACTCTTAGTGGAAAACTTATAAATAGTCCATATAAAGAAATAGGATCAAATCTTATAGAACCAATTTCTCCTGACATAACATATAATAAAATTATTCAAAATCAGGTTTCACTACCAAAAGATGATACCACTTACATTTTTGATACATATAAAAAAACTAGATTAGCAAAACTTTATGGTGGTAATGGAGACTTTGCTCAATTAAACATAGAAAGTAGAGTTAATTTAGGAGATCCTGGAGCAAGAGACCACAAAGCATCTTATAACCCAGATGCTGAACCATTAGATAAAATAAATGCTTCTGCTTTATACTCAACTTCTAACCCTACAGGAAGAAATAGTGGAGAATATAACGATTTAGTCTCATTTAGAATAGGGATAATTGATCCAAATGAACCAAAAGGAAATGTAACATACATGAATTTCCGTTCATTTATTGATTCATTCTCAGATTCATACAATTCAGATTGGAAGGCACAATCATATATGGGTAGAGGAGAAAAATTCTATAAGTATGGTGGGTTTGATAGAAGCATTTCAATGGCTTTTACAGTAGTTGCACAATCTATGGGAGAAATGCGTGGAATGTATCAAAAGTTAAATTATCTTGCCTCTAGTTTAGCACCTACATATACTCCACAAGGATATATGGCAGGAAATATATGTAAAATGACTGTAGGAGATTATATTTTTGAGCAATATGGGTTTATATCATCAATAACTTATGATGTACCACAAGATTCATCTTGGGACCTTTCTTTAAACCCACAAAACTTAGAAATCTCAAGAGATGATTTAAACCCAGATAAATTACCTTTTATGATAAAAGTAACAGGATTGAAATTCACCCCAATCCATAACTTCAGACCAGAAATTGTAGGAGATATTAATACACCAAAACCAACTCAAAGATATATCACAAATGATCTTAATTTAAAGGGATATGATGCAATAGTTTAAATAATATGCCAAGATACAACAGAACACCAACTAAATCAATTGATGGAAAATCACTCCTTCAAACTACAACATATGTAGAGATACCTGTATCTCCTACAGACACATATGTTTACACTACAGTTGGTGATAGATATGATTCTTTAGCATTTCAATATTATAAAGATTCATCTTTATGGTATATTATTGCCTTAGCAAACCCTTCACAAGATCTAAATTCACTAATCCCAGAGATTGGGGTACAAATACGTATACCAAATATTTCAACCGCTACTAGTATAGCGGGCTTATATTCTTAAAAAATTAATATGTTATGTCTATTATTGGAGAACCATTTAAATCTTATGTTGACGGACAGATAAGAATACGTCAAGAGTTAATGGGAAAACTCTCTGATAGAGGTCCCGAAATGATAGCATGGGCAAATTCAAAAACAGCATGGATAAAGTTAGCCTCAGGTGTTTTCCTTTCTGGTTCTTTTGCTGAAGACCGATTAAATAATATTGGTTTAACCCCCACCACGGAATATATGGGAACCCAATTAGCACAAAAGAATGTTTTATTTGGTGGAACTTCTGAAAGAAAAAAACAATCTGATGCTACTTGGGCTCTTCAACAACGCTCTACTTTTGATCAAGTCTATGACACCTCAGATACAGACTTTGGTTTAGTACCAATGCCTGGTATTGAAAGCATAGATGTTAAAGATAAAAATAGGGGTTCCATAAAAGAGGCAGATGTTCAAATAAAAGCCTACTCCAGAAGACAACTTGAGATAATTGATACTTTATTTTTAAGATTAGGATACACCGTATTGCTTGAATGGGGTAATAGTCATTATATAGATAATACAGGAGTCTATAAAAAAATGGGTACAACTTTAGTTGAAGATTTTAATTCATTTTTCACCACAAAAACCCAAAACCCAAAACATTCAGAATTTTTATCTAAGATAGAATCTACTAGAGGTAAATATAATGGGAACTATGATGGGTTTTTAGCAAAAGTACAAAATTTTTCTTGGAACTTTGAACCTGATGGAACCTATAAAATAACTTTAAAACTTATAAGCTTAGGGGATGTTATAGAATCCCTAAAAACAAATATTATCTCATCAAAACCCTATAACACCCCAGATGATGATGGAGATAAGAGTAATATAATTATAGAATATCTAAATAATTATAAAATATTAAATGCTTTTAATGCAAATACTTCTAGAAACCCATCAAGAAAAATTTTCCCAAAGTTACCTATCCCTAATCCCCCAACTTCAACAGAATGGTATGGTAATTTTATTGAAAACTCAGAGGGTGTTATAGAGGTAAAAGGTCAAACATATTTTGAGTATGATGATGATGAGGATGATTTAAATGAAGAAAAGGAAGATATTTTAACAGATAATCCTATTATAAAAGTTTTAATAGAAGGAGGCTACCCAAAAATTACATATAATGAGGGCCTCCAGACTCCAACAGAACTTATTCCTTTTGATACTTTAAGTACCCCATCCAAATTTCTTGAAAACACTACAGATGACTTAAAAGGACAAAGAAAAACATTTATAAATAAAAATAATTTATGGTTTGATAGAGACGTCTATTTCTCTCTAAAAATCGAATCTGGCAAATTCTCTCCCCCTACACAAGTTTCAACTAATGAGGCATTTTTTATGAGATATGCTTCTGAAGATCAAGAAAGTATTCAAACTTCTTTATTTGAAGATTCTAACTATTATATTAGAATGAAAGATTTTTTAGATACCATTAATGAAAATATATTACCTATTAATAAAAGTGGAGATAAAATTATAAACATAAAAACAACTACTACCTATTGTAATTATTTTCCTAATCAAATCTCTCTAGATCCTAGGGTATGTTTAATAAGGGGGAGAATGCTATATGGGGGAGAAAATGAATATGATATATTTAACCCCCTTCCACCTTTTAGGAGGAATTTTAGAGATCAACCTCTTAGTTATTTTGGGGATGTTATGAATATTTATTTAAATTTTTCCATGATTAAAGAAGTTTTAGGAGATAACACTGATGAAAATGGAGATTTATCCCTATTTAATTTTATAGAAGATATTTGCACTAAATTAAATAAAGCTTTAGGAGGTGTAAATAATTTAGAACCTACAATTGATGAAGAGACTAATACACTAAGAATAATTGATTCTTCTCTCCCTTCCAAAAAGATTGAAGAACCACAAACTATATTTCAAATCTATGGATATAATGGTCTTTCAGGAACAGATAGTCAATCAAATTTTATTAGGAATGTTACCTTAAAAACCGAAATTACCCCTGAGTATGCTAGTATGGTTACTATTGGTTCAACAGCTAATGGTTATGTTAAAGGAATGGAAGCTACAGCTTTTTCAAATTGGAATAAAGGTTTAATTGATAGATTTCAAGAAGAATATCGTCCACCCCCAAACTTAAATAACCAACAAGATCCTAATGAGCCTTTAAATAACTATTCTACCTATATTACTCTTGAAGATTATAATGAACTAGGATATAAAAAAGGTGGATTAGTAAATCAAACTCTTACTCTAGAAACAGAAAAAATTAATTCTAATATCTCAACCGTTACAGAATTTTTTAAATATTTAACTGCTCAAACCTATAATAACAATAAAAATTCCTCAACTGGTAGTTTATCTTCAACTACTAATGGTTTTATCCCATTTAATTTACAATTAACAATGGATGGGTTATCTGGAATGAAAATATATAATAAAATAGAGATAGATACTAGATTTTTACCTTACAATTACCCTCAATCACTTAAATTTATAATAAAAAGAGTATCACATAAACTTTCAAATGGAGATTGGGAAACAAGTATTGATACAACAGTAATGCCTGGAGCATACTCATTTGGGAGCTAAATATAGATAAGATATGGCTAGAAGAGATTATATATTATTATATGAAAGGTTATTTGAATTACTTAAAGATGTTCCACCCCCTTCAACAGGAGGAAGTACCCCTACTACCTCTACTGAAACCCCACTTGAGGGTATAGACCCTGCTCCTCTTATCAACCCAGATAAAATAGGATCAGATTACTACAACACTTCCTTTTTAGCCAAAGATTTTGCTAAAACTTATCAAAATGGTAAAATCCCACTAAATGCTATGACAAAAATCCAAGAGGGGGCTGTAAAAACATATTATCCTGATGGGTTTTTTAGATTACACCCCAAAGCAGCAATAGCATGGTTTAAATGGAGAGATGAAATGGATAATAAAAAAATTTTTTATAGAGTAACAAGTGCCTATAGAAGTACATCCCACCAAGCAGGCTTAGGAAGTGGAAAAACTGTTGCTAAACCTGGTTCTTCTCCTCATGGGTGGGGTGGAGCCTTAGATTTTGGAAATTTATATGCACTTGTAGGAGGATCAGGAGATCCAATAAAAAATAAAAATAAAAGAATATCCATAGCTATTTATAAACAAATTGCTGAAATTGGTGCCAAATATGGTTGGTATAATCCTTGGAGATTAAGTGATTCATCTGGAACCGTAGATGAAATGTGGCATTTTGAATATTGGGGTCCTATTTAATTTTAAAAAAACATGGCTTATTATCCTAAATCTCAAATAAAATCAAACCTTTATACTAATGGGGGTGAATATCTTCTTTCTTCTACTAGAGAGGTATATATAGGATATTACTATGAAATCTCTACAGGACAAAAATATACAGGTAAAACCCCTCAAGATGGAAATAATATATTGCTTGAACCTTTTATATCTTTAGAAGATTCTATTGTTACTACCCTTCAACCAAACAAACTAAGATACATAACAGAACTAGGAACCTCATACAGCAACTTAAGAGGAGTAACCAGTGAGAATGCATTTTCAGAAATCCCTTCTCCCTCCATCACCCTCCCCACTCCACAAGACTACGAAAACGGGAAAATGGTAAGATACTTTGCTAAAAAAACAAATGAGCTAAGATATCTAGAAATATCAAAACAAACATACACAGACCTAAACTCACGTTCCTCAAACATAGCATGGGATTTATACGAACCCGTTCAAATACAATGGATAATATCTGGTTTTGAAAAACAACAAGTAAATGATTACAACACAATAATTGTTAGAGATATAGAGCGAAAGAAAAAATGGAATGGTTTTTCAAAATTCCTAAAAGAGGATTATACAAAATACTATAAAAATTTGTCTGCTTAAAATATTATTCTTATCTTTAATCATATGTACTGGCTGATTGAAGATGTAGAAAAAATTGAATTGTTGTGTGAAAAAAAACACAAACAAGCATACGTGGAGATAATCCCAACCTCCCCTACCCTACACCCTTCACAAAATCAAGTATGTGCATTATTTGTTAGACCTTTAAAAGACACAAAGGGATACATCATACCAATTAAGCATAGTGAAACAATAAATTTAGATATAGAGGTATGCAAAAAAGTACTAAACAGCATAGAGGAAGTATATGTTAGAGATAAAAAAGAATTTTTACACTATTTTGCTCTAAAGCATTTACTACACTCCTCCCCCTCCCTAAATACGTATATACCACAACCAACCAAATCCCACACACACATACAAAATAATACAAATATAACACACACAAACACAATTATACCAATAGTTAAACATTATGAGGTATGCAATGAAAACTACAAGAACCACAATTTTGAGCTCTCAAACAACTTTTACAACAACAAAGTACCATTGGTATTCAATATGTTGGAACAGAGCGGAATAAAAGTAAATACTACGTTATATAAACATTACTTTGGGGTAGATACCGAGGAATATGTCTATACACAATATAATTTAAATACGTTAACTACACGCCCATCAAATACTTTTGGGGGCATAAATTTTTCAGCATTAAATAAAGACACAGGTGAAAGAGAATGTTTTATACCCCGCAATGATATTTTTATTGAAATGGATATTAGTGCTTACCATCCTACCTTGCTTGGCAATATACTGGATTACAGTTTTGATGATAGTGACGTGCATAACAGTTTTGCTAAAATGTATGGAGTGGAATACGCCAAAGCAAAAGAGATTACCTTTAAACAACTATATGGGGGTATTTTTAAACAATATGAGGATCTTCCGTTTTTTTCGAAAGTAAAAGCATTTACACAAGAAATATGGAAAGAGTTTGAACAAAAAGGATATATTGAGTGTCCGATATCAAAATATAGATTTGAAAAGGATAAGTTAAAAGAGATGAATCCACAAAAGCTTTTAAATTACTTACTACAAAACTTGGAGACATCAACTAATGTTCTTATATTATATGATATTTTTAAAATTTTAAGAGGAAAAAATACAAAACTTGTATTGTATGTATATGATTCGTTTTTATTGGATACAGATAAGAAAGAAAAAGATACAATAAAAGAAATATTAGAGGTATTTAAAAAATATAAATTAAATGTTAAATTTAAAACAGGTAAAAACTATAATTTAAAATAAAAGTTATGTACAACACTTTACAACAAGAACCATATACGTATAACGGATACGACTTTAACACTTACGAAGATTATATATCCGTGAACAACAGACTTTTTTGTACCTTCACTCCCTTAAACGAGTTAGAATTTCTAATTGATACGTTATCTAGTAGATACACTATAATGTACAACAAAATGTTTGTATTGTACATTAAAAGTAATGATGAATATGTTGTTACATATAATGTAGATCAAGGTAATGTTAATTCTATTCCTGAGAACACAATTTTGGTGCATAGAAAAAAGGAATCAAATACGTTATACACGATAAATGCTTTAAATGAGCTAATTAAAAAATTAAATGGAGGTGTAGTTGATACAAAATTCCCAGTTAATTGGCAACACTACAGAAACTGTATATTGCTCACTCAACACAATGAAATAAAGCAACTGAATACAAAGATCTACAAGATTATTGAAGTATAGTTGGCTTAGTGAATAAAGGTTATTATATTAATAGTTGTAAACAATTTAAATTAAGTTATATTATGAATCTAGATGCTATCAAGAAAAAGTTAGAATCCATGCAAAGCACCCCAAAAGGAGGAGGTGGTGATTATCAAAAAACAAAACAGTTTAAACCTCAAATCGGTAAACAAGTAGTTCGTGTTGTGCCTTTCAAATACAACAAGGAATATCCATTTACTGAAATGAAGTTTTACTATGGAATTGGAAGTAAAAAAGTTATTGCTTCTCCATTAAACTGGGGAGAGAAAGACCCAATTGCAGAATTTGCAAAGCAATTAAGAGGTACAAACGATAAGGAAAACTGGCGTTTGGCTAAAACATTAGATCCTAAAATTCGTATTTTTGCTCCTGTTATTGTAAGAGGAGAAGAGGAAGAAGGAGTACAACTATGGCAATTTGGTAAAGAAATTTACGAAGCATTTTTGCAAATGGCAGCTGATGAGGAAGTAGGAGATTTTACTGATGTTGCAGTTGGTAGAGATATTAAAATTGTTACTGTTGGTCCTGATGTTACCGGTACAAAGTACAACAAAACAACTATCTCACCTTCAATGAAAGTATCTCCATTATCACAAGATGAGAAAGAGATTGAAAGTTGGTTGGAAAATCAAACAAATCCAAAAGAAACTTACAAACCACTCCCATTTGATGATATCAAAGCTGCTTTACAAGAATGGTTATCACCAGAGGATGAAGAAGGAGATATTGTTCCCGAATCACATGATGGTTTTGAGGATGAGAAAACATCAGAACCACAATCAAATTACAGTTTATCAACAAAACCTGCTGCTAAAAAATCAAAAGTAGAGGCATTTGATGAATTATTTGATGAAGAGGATGGGGATGATGATGATCTGCCCTTCTAATTAAAAACAAACAATAAAATATGGCGAAAAAACAAAGAAAATCACTGTCAGAGGCAGTTGATAAGGAGATTAAATCAGGTTTTAATATCAACAGTTTTAAATCAAAGAAAGGCCTATCCACTAGTGTAAAATTTAAACCACAAGAATGGATACCACTTTCCCAAGCATTTCAAGATGTTACCTCTATACCTGGAATTCCTATGGGACACATTATTCTTTTAAGAGGCCACTCTGATACAGGAAAAACTACCGCGTTGCTTGAGGCAGCGGTTGCTGCCCAAAAACGTGGTATTTTACCTGTTTTTATTATCACAGAGATGAAATGGTCTTGGGAGCATGCACAAATGATGGGATTTAATGTAGAGGAGGTAGTTGATGAGGAAACAGGTGAATTACTTGATTATACAGGTAATTTCATTTACGTGGATAGAGAAACAATCAATACAATTGAGGATGTTGCAGCATTTGTTTTGGATATGATTGATGAGCAGAAAAAAGGTAACCTACCATATGATCTATTATTTTTATGGGATTCTATTGGTTCTGTACCTTGTGAAATGTCGGTTAAATCAAACAAAAACAACAACGAATGGAACGCAGGAGCAATGTCAACTCAATTCGGTAACAATGTTAACCAGCGAATCACATTATCTCGTAAAGAGAGTTCAAAATACACGAATACTTTAGTTTGTATAAACAAGGTATGGGCCAAGAAAGCAGAAACCCCTATGTCACAACCCAAACTAATGAATAAAGGTGGATTTGCAATGTGGTTTGATGCTACTTTTGTTGTAACATTTGGAAATGTTGCTGATTCTGGAACTTCCAAATTAAAAGCGATTAAAGATGGTAAACAAGTTGAATTTGCAAAACGCACAAATCTACAAATTGATAAAAATCATATCAATGGTATCCAATCCAGAGGTAGAATTGTAATTACCCCCCACGGCTTTATAGAGGATAATGAAAAAGCACTTAAAGAATATAAAGATTCCCATAAAAAAGAATGGGAAGATATTTTAGGTGGAGACGGATTTGATATCATAGAGGAAGAATCTCACTCAGTTAATGCAGAATCATTTATTTCAGAACCAGAATAGAATATGAAGAAAGACCTTTTAAACCTCCTTGATAACATACAAGAAAATGGCGAGGAACAACCCCAACAAGAACGTTATATGTTCATTGATGGACTCAACTTATTTTTTAGAAATTTTAGTGCCATAAATTCAGTTAATCCAAACGGAGTCCATGTAGGGGGTTTAGGAGGCTTCTTCAGATCTTTAGGTGCCCTTGTCCGTCAAATTCAACCTACACAAGTGTTTGTTGTTTTTGATGGAATTGGTTCCTCAAACAATAGAAAAAATTTGATCCCTGAATACAAATCAAATAGAAATATTAGTAGAGTTACAAACTGGGAAGTGTTTGAAAATTTAGAAGAGGAAGACGATTCCAAAGTAAATCAAATAGTTAGAATAATTCAATATTTGAAAACTTTACCTGTCAAAACTATCACAATGTCTAAAGTAGAGGCAGACGATATTATTGCCCATTTGTGCCAAAATCTAATTAAAGACCCAACAGATAGAGCTTTTATAGTATCCAGTGATAAAGATTATTTACAGTTAATAAATGAAAATGTAATTGTTTACAGACCTATGGAAAAAGAATATTACACAGCTGATACTGTAAAGGAAAAATTTGGAGTATACCCCCACAACTTCATACTTTACAAACTATTAATGGGTGATTCCTCAGATGGTATAACAGGTATAAAAGGATTAGGTCCTAAAAAATTATTCAAATTCTTCCCAGAACTCCAAGGAGATTATGTATCATTAGATGATTTACTAGATATTGCTGAAAGTAAATTAAAAGAACATATTACATATGCTCGATTATTACATGATGTAGATGGTTTAGAGGATAAATATAGAGTAATGGATTTATCAAATCCTATGATGGATGAAGAGGAAAAAGCTTATGCCCTTGAAACTATCAAAAATCATCCCTTAAATTACCACCCAAAACAATTTTCCAAAATGTATGAGGAAGATCAATTAGGAGGTTTAATAAGGAATGTAGACACTTGGTTAAAAGATCTATTTGAGGGTCTTTGCCCAAAACAATAAAAGTTATTATATTCAAAATAAAAGTTATAAAAAATGACGTTACAATCAATTGATGAATACGGTCCTGCGTTTCAGATGAAAGTTATTTCATCTCTATTAACACACAAAGAATTCTTACAGAATATAAATGATGTATTGAGTGATGAGTATTTCTCCAACCCAGCACATAAATGGGTCATAAATGAAATTTTAAAATACTATGAAAAGTATCATACAACTATGTCAATGGATATCTTAAAGGTTGAAATGAAGAAGTTGGATAATGAGGTACTTAAAGTTTCTATAAAAGAACAACTACGTGAAGCATATAAAGCAGATTTAGATGATCTAATATATGTTCAAGAGGAATTTTCAACATTTTGTAAAAACCAACAACTTAAAAAAGCACTATTAAATAGTGTTGATTTACTAAAAGCTGGAGATTATGATTCTATAAAATACTTGATTGAATCAGCTATGAAAGCAGGTCAAGATAAAAATATAGGACACGAATATAAAAAAGATACAGAATCCCGTTATAGAGAGGATCATAGAACAACTGTTCCTACACCTTGGGAACCTATAAATGATTTAGTACAAGGTGGTTTAGGTAATGGTGATTTAGGATTAATATTTGGTAATCCTGGTGGTGGTAAATCCTGGACTTTAGTTGCATTAGGTGGGTATGCTGTTAGAATGGGATTTAATGTTATCCATTATACTTTAGAATTAAGTGAATCTTATACAGGAAGACGATATGACGCTTTTTTCACAGGTCATCCTGTTGATTCACTAGAAAATCATAAAGAAGAAGTAGAAGATATAACCTCACAACTTCCAGGAGAACTAATAATTCGTGAGTATCCTATGGGTAAAACTACTATATCTACTATAGAGTCTCATATAAATAAAGTTAAAGACTTAGGCATGCAACCTGATTTAATAATCATAGATTACATAGATCTTTTATCAACAAGAAAACGAAATGTAGATCGTAAGGGTGAAATTGATGATATTTATACAAGCACAAAGGGATTAGCTAGGCAATTAAATATTCCAATATGGTCAGTTTCGCAAGTAAACCGCGCAGGTGCCAAAGATAATGTTATTGAGGGTGATAAAGCCGCGGGAAGTTATGATAAAATGATGATAACTGACCTTTCAATTTCTTTATCACGTAAAAAAGAAGACAAAGTAAATGGTACTGGACGTTTACATATTATGAAAAACCGTTATGGAATAGACGGTTTAACTTTTAAAGTAGATGTTAATACATCAAATGGTCAAATTTTAATTGGAGATCATTACAATGAAGAAGAAGATGCACCTCAAAAAATGTCAAGTGGTGATTATGAGGAATTTGATAGAAAGATGCTAAGTAATAAATTTTTTGAACTAAATACTTAAGGTTTGAAATTAATAGAGATTTTAAAGGGTGTATTAAGAGATCCATTCAATGGAGAGATTTATGAAGGTTTAATTAAAACAATTGAATTACCTCAAGCAATGGATATCCTTTCAAGACAACTTAATGGTTATCCTGAACTAGATTTAGTTGATGATCCTAGAACTAATGAGATAATTGTGGGATTTAAACCCGAATATTTAGATATTAAATACTCCAGATACACAGATCAAATTTATGACCCAAAAATATCTAATCTTTTAAAATTAGTTAATAACCTAGGATATTTTCCTTCTATATTAAAATTTGAATTAAATAATCAACCAAAACAATATAGTATAAGATATAATTCAAAAGATTTTAGACAATTAATGGATGAAAATGAACCTACATACCTTATATTTGTTTTTGAACCTAAATATGATGATGTAGTAAAACCACCAAATTACATATATCATATTACTAACTCTAAATTTATAGATAATATAAAATCAACAGGTTTAAAACCTAAAACACTAAACAAAAGATCTTCACACCCAGAAAGAATATATTTTTCATTAGATAAAGATGCAAATAATAGATTATGGGAAAAAATGAAGTATCATATTAAAAATGGAGTTTTATTAACAATTGATACTACAAGTTTAAACAATACATTCTATAATGACCCAAATTTTAAAAATTTAGGAATATACACTTACGGAAATATTCCCCCTTCAAGTATTATAAACTATGAACCAATAACAGAATAATAAACTATGATTACAGAATTAAGACCCCACTACAAACCTTTTGAATATCAAACCGCATTTGATTTTTATAAACAACAACACCAAGCTCATTGGCTAGCAGATGAAGTACCTTTAGCATCAGACTTGAATGACTGGAAAATGAATTTAACTGAAAGTGAAAAAAATCTTATTGGTAATATTTTAAAATCATTTGCTCAAACTGAAACGTACGTAAACGATTATTGGTCAACAAAGGTAGCAGTATGGTTCCCAAAACATGAAATTAAAGCTATGGCGTGTGTATTCGCTGATTTTGAATCAATCCATGCTGAAGCTTATGCACGTTTAAATGAAGAATTAGGTTTGGATGATTTTAAAGCTTTTATGGAAGATGAAGAAGCAAAAGCAAAAATTGACCGCTTAGTTGAACAATCTAGTGAAACATTACAAGATAAAGCACTTTCACTAGCTATATTCTCAGCATTTACAGAAGGTGTTAATTTATTTTCCTCATTTGCTATTTTGATGTCTTTTCAATTACGCAACATGATGAAAGGAACAGGTCAAATAGTTGAATGGTCTGTTAGAGATGAATCATTACATTCAAAAGCAGGTTGTTGGTTATATAGAACACTATTAGAGGAAGCCCCAGAACTAGATACAAAAGAAATGACTCAAGCAATTTATGAGGCATGTGATTTATCAGTTAAATTAGAATTTGATTTTATTGATAAAGCATTTGAGATGGGAAATATTGAGGGGTTAAATAAAGAACAATTGAAAAACTTCATTAAAGAAAGAGCAAATCAAAAATTAGTAGAACTTGGATACTCACCAATTTATAATGATATTGATCCTAATCTTTTAAAGCAAATGGAATGGTTTGGACATTTAACAAGTGGTAAAACACATCAAGATTTCTTTGCAAACCGAGTAACAGATTATTCAAAATCAACCGCTGATTGGAGCGATTTATAAAATTAGGTAAAAATGAATATACAAGTAGACACAACAAATTGGATTAAGGGAAAACACTATCCTGAATGGATGAATGAAATCTCATTATCAATGATTTCAAAAGGTTATTTACTACCAGGAGAAGATGTTTTTAAAGCATATAGAAGGGTTTCAAAATCAGCATCTCGTAGATTAAAAAAGAAAGAACTCCAACCCATATTCCAAGAAGCTATTGAAAAAAATTGGTTATGTTTAGCTTCTCCTGTCCTATCAAATTTAGGTACTGAACGTGGTATGCCTATTTCATGTTTTGGAATTGATACAGACGATTCAATTGAGGGAATTGCAGGATCTAATTCTGAACTAATGCGTTTATCCTCTCAAGGTGGAGGTGTTGGAATTGGTGTATCTCGTATTAGAGGTAGAGGTAAAGAAATTTCTGGAAACGGTAAAAGTGAAGGTGTAGTTCCATGGTGTAAAATTTATGACTCAACTATTTTAGCAACTAACCAAGGTTCAGTTAGAAGAGGAGCATCTTCAGTTAACCTACACATTTCACACCCAGACATTGAAGAATTTTTAATGATTAGACGCCCAAAAGGGGATGTTAATAGACAGTGCTTAAATTTACATCAATGTGTTGTTATTGATGATGAATTTATGCAAAAAGTAGAGGATAAAGATCCTAAATCTATAAAAATATGGGGTGAGATTTTAAAAACGCGTTTAGAAACAGGTGAACCTTACATTATGTTTGAAGATAACATAAATAATGCTAATCCTCAGGCATATAAAAAGAATAACTTGCATGTTTCGATGACAAATATATGTTCTGAAATTGCACTTTATACCGATCCATTACATTCTTTCATTTGTTGTTTATCTTCATTGAATTTAGCACGTTGGGATGAATGGAAAGATTACAAGTTTGAAAACGATATGACTTTACCTGAGGTAGCATGTTGGTTTTTAGAGGGTGTAATACAAGAATTCATTGATAGAGCAAAAAATGTTAAATTCATGGAAAACACTTACCGCTCAGCGGTAAAAGGTAGAGCTATTGGTATTGGAGCATTAGGTTGGCATACATACCTCCAGGAAAACAATATTCCATTTGCTGGTTTGCAAGCAAGTTCTTATACACGTTTAATGTTTGAATTTATTGAAAAAGAATCTTTAAAAGCATCTCGTGATCAAGCAAAAGAATATGGAGAACCAGAATGGTGTAAAGGTACAGGATTAAGACATACACACCATTTAGCAATTGCTCCAACTGTATCAAATGCTCATATCTCAGGTGGAGTATCACCTTCAATCGAACCTATCCCAGCAAATGTTTATAATTTGAAAACTGCAAAAGGTACTTTTATTAAAAAGAACCCAACTTTAGAAAAGTTATTAGAGGAAAAAGGATATAACATAAATAGTGTTTGGGAACAAATTTCAAAAGATAAAGGTTCTGTAATGGGGTTACCTGATTACATTTTAACAGATGAGGAGAAGGAAATCTTCTTAACATTTAAAGAAATTAATCCTTACGAAATAGTTAGACAAAATGGTATAAGACAAAAATATGTTGATCAAGCAATATCACTTAACTTAACATTTACTCCATCAGATTCTCCAAAATATATAAGTGATGTTCATAAATTAGCATGGAAAGAAGGTATTAAAACCCTTTACTACATGCGCTCAGAAAGTATTTTAAGAGGAGATACTATATCACGGGACGATTCTTGTGTGAGTTGTGAAGGATGATGGACTTTATAATATGTATAATAAATAAAAAACAAATAAATATGGGAAATTTAAGTAAATACCAAATTAACGGTTTAATTAGACATGGTTTAACAGCTATTGGGGGTGCTTTAGTAATTTTAGGGTATCTTGAGGAAAGTGTAGTATCAGAAATTATAGGAGGGATAATGACAGCCGTTGGGTTTGTATGGTCGTATTTAGAAAAAAAATAATCTACCATTTTAAAATAGTAAATCTATAGAAGGGAACAATTTTTGTTCCCTTTTTTAATATGTATAAGCATGATCCTCATCCTAAAAATATCAATACTATGAATAACCATATTGATTTCATCAATTCCACAATTCAAAAACTAGAAAATCCAATCAACTTGGCTATTATTTTATCTACCTCCACTCTATCCTTTATAGGAGCTTATTTTTATGACATAACTTTCAATAATGCTGAGTCATTTTTAGCAGTTATTGCAGTTGTGTTATTGGATGGATTATTTGGGATAATTGCTGGGGCAAAAAGGGAGGGATTTAAAACATACAAAGCTTTAAAAGTATTAAGAACTACATTTGTATGGATAATAATCCTAGCAGTTTTACTATCGGTTGAAAAAGGATTTGTAGGAGTTAATTGGCTAAGTGAGGTAATCATATTACCATTTTTAGTATTCCAGATCATTAGTGCTTTGAAAAATGCTTCAATGGCTGGATATATTGAAGCTAAATTGTTAAATGAAATTTTAGATAAAATAGATAACCATAAAGGAATAAGAAATGACAAAGCTAAGTAACATTTTAAAAGAATTTAATAAAGAAACAGGTGAAAAAGAGTTTTCTCAAGGTAGAATATATCTTTTAGTATCTGTTGTAGCATATTACCTTACTGTAGGAATTTTATTGTTTGCCGGAATGCACAAATCAAATGATTTAGATTTAACTAAATTTAAAATAGTGATAGATGCATTAGAGTTTGCAATGGTATTATTTGGGGGATATGTTTTTGGAGGTAAAATTGTAGACATATTCAAAATCTTACGCCCTAATACAGAAATCAAAAAATAACTAAAAATGTTTTTAAAAGTAGGAAGCAGAGGCCCTGAGGTAAAACAACTCCAAGAATTTTTAAATATTGGAAATGATGGTATCTTTGGAAAAGGAACCGAAGCAGCAGTAAAATCTTGGCAATCAGATAATCGTTTAGAACCAGATGGAATAGTTGGACCGAAAACATGGTCAGCAATGGGTCTTTTAACTACAGACGCTACAGATTGCCGTACCAAGACGGGAGAACTTGACATCAAAACACACTTCATGCCGCGCGGAGAGTATTTTGCAGGCCCTACAAAAAAGGATTGGGTATTTCTACATCACACAGCAGGTTGGAATAGTCCTTATAAAACTATAGATAATTGGAGTCGTGACAAGCGAGGTGCAATTGCTACTGAGTTTGTGCTTGGTGGACAAAAGATTACTGATGGAGATTCAACGTGGGATGGTGAATTAGTACAAGCATTTCCATCTGGTGGATATGGATGGCATCTAGGTACCGGAAACAACACCATGCATCGTAATTCAGTAGGGATAGAAGTTAATAACTTTGGATGGGTACGAGACGGAAAAACTTATGTTAATACACCGGCTCTTCCTTCTCAAATTGTTACTTTAGATAAACCATTTAGGGGTCATAAAACCTGGCATAGATACTCAGATACACAAATTTCTGTATTGAGAGAATGGATTTTATTTATTGCTGATAGAGATAATATTGATGTAAGAAAGGGCTTACCTGAGTTAATTAAAACACGAGGTGCTGATGCTTTTGATTTCTTTGATGTCGCATATGTAACTAAAACACCGGGACTTTGGAATCACACAAATGTTCGCAAAGATAAAGCGGATATGTTTCCACAACCAGAATTAATCGATATGTTATTGAGTTTATAATGGCTGCTTTACCTAAAATAACATTCAAATAATTTTCTAGTAATCCCATATTTTTATAAAATAGCTTTTCCCATCCCACTTCTTTTCTTATATTTATCACCATGAACAAAAAAGTATTACCGTGGTTAATGCTGATGTGTGCTTTAGGTTTATCCACAACCGCAGCATATTACAGTATAATAGGTTTATCTATTGTATTCTCAGCTGTTGCTATACCTGTTATTGTGATGGGGTCATTTCTAGAGGCCTCTAAACTAGTAATAGCAACATATTTACATAATCAGTGGAAGCAAACCTTACTAAGTTTAAAAATATATTTGACTATTGCTTTAGTAACTCTTTCCATTATAACCTCTATTGGGATATATGGTTTATTGAGTAAAGGATTTTCCGAAAACATAGCAATGCTAGATGTAAACACTAGTATTATAGAAAATATCGAAATTAAAAAAAGTAGATTTGAGGAAATTAAACTTGAAAAAGAAACAGAAAGAAACCTCACCAATGAAGATATTTCTGAACTTCGTAAAGCTTTATCCTCTGGAACTAGAGTAGAATATAAAGATAGAGAAACCAGAGAAATTATCCGTACAACATCCTCCTCAGCACGTAAAACCTTTGAACAACAACTTAAAACCACTATAGAAAGTAGAGATAAACTATCATCTCAAATAGATAATCTAAACGATAGTATTACAAAGCTAGAAATGGAAGTACTCTCTTTAAACACTACAGAGGCTTTAAATGGAGAATTGGGTGTAGTAAAATATTTAAGTGAAATCACACAAAAACCAATTAAAACAGTGGCAAATTGGTTCATACTTGTGCTAATATTTGTGTTTGATCCTCTAGCCATTGCCCTTGTTATAGCTACAAACCAAGCGTTTCATAACGCAAAAGAGAAAAAAAACATATATGGGGAGAAAAAAGAAAAACCTATATGGGATAAAGTAAAAGAATTAAAAAAAGAAGATAAACCCCCTTCCCCCACAAAACAAGACATTGAGGAAGAACCTACCGCTTTAGCAAACTCACAATATAGAAACGAAACTCCTCCTATTGATTCATTCCAGAAAGAAATAGATAGAATAAACAATGCTGGGTATTCAACTAAAAAAAGAAAACAAATGATTACTGTGTTAGGAAAACAAAGAAGATCATCAGAAGATACAAAAGAATATTAAAATAACTTGGCTCCTTAAAGGAGCCTTTTTATATTCCATCAAAAATAAAGGTTATGTTATATGATATTTCAAATGAAAAATTGGTTATAAAGGAGATAAGCAAGCTCCAACCTCTCAACTACAATAAATTTATGTGGTGGAGGAGATACACATCAAAAAATCAACCTCTCCCCACCAAATCTACGTTTTTAGAGCGCATAAAAAATGGTGACTATGAGTTCTCACATTACTACTGGCAATGGAAATTAACCGAGCTAGAATTAAATGATTTGTATATCAAATATAAAGGTGATATTCAAAAACTCCTAGAAAATAATGGAGTTGATTTGTCACGTAGAAAACGTTTAATTGAGGATTTTGAAAAAACCGAATCCCAACTTCTAATAGATTTACAAAAGAATTTTCAAAGAGAATTTGTAATGTCCAAAGAAGAGTATTATATTCATATAGAAAATTTTAATGGTACAATAGAGGATTTTTATTATTACTGTTTAAAAACATTCGATAAGAAAAAACAAGAACGTAGGGGAAGACCCAAAAAATAAAAGTTATGAGAGATTTTATAGAAGCAGTTTACGAGTACCCATGGACATCCTTTTTTATTTTGGTTGCCATTATTGCGATAATAAATAAAATTAAAGAAAAATAATAGAAAGTTATGAATAAAGAAGAATTTTCACCAAGAAGAAGTTTAGCAGAACGATATTCAATTGAAGGTATGGCTAAATCCAGAGGGATGTCAGTAGAAGAATTTAAAGTTAGTATTGATGAAGAAATTAAAATAAAGAACGACTTGATTCAAAAGTACCTAGATAAAGGATATAGTCAAGAACAAGCAGAAACCACATCTATGCGAATTATATATATTCCTGGATTCAGTGGTCCAACATACAACAACGAAACAATAGAAAGTTATGAATAAAGAAGAAGCAAAAGACGCACTAATTGGAGTGCTAATGAATCAAGTAATAGACTTATCAATGATGTCTAAAATTGATTTAGGTGATGATGTTGTTGAAGAAATTAAAAGATTACAAGAAATCATAAACCAAAACCAAGATGAGTAAAATCATAGATATATTCAAAGAGTATAAGTATAAATTATCATTAATTTATTTATTTATGCTGATAACAGAGTTGTCAATTATATCTCAACCATTTCTGCTTGGTAAAAGCATTGATGGATTAATTAGTGGTGGTTGGTTTTGGATTGTTTTATTATTCTTATCTTATTCAATTTCCAATCTTTTCAACTATAAAAGAATGGTTTATGATACTAAAGTTTATACTCAAATCTATAACGATATCGTTTTAAGATTTTTAAAAAAGTCAAACGATGATAATTCTATAAAGGTTGCAAGAACCGATATGGCGCATGATATCGTTGGAGTTCTGGAAGGGTACGTACATTACTATATTGCAACAATAATTACAATTTTTGGTTCAATAGGTTTTATATACTATTCAAATTATAAAGTAGGGCTATTGGTTACTTTAGCTTTAATTGTTATAATATTTGCTGTTCTGATGTTTTATAAAAAAATAAGACAAGGTATTAATGTTAGAAACAATCATTACGAAAATAAAGTAACTGCAGTACAAAATGGATATGAAGCTTCAGTTTCTTTTTTTAATCGAAGAAGAAAACTAGAAATATTTGAATCAACATTACAAGGTAAAAATTGGTTTTTGGTTGGTATGATAAAATCAATATTTTTAGTTTTATCTATAATAATTCTAATAACAACTTCAAACGATATTACGACAGGAAGTGTGGTTACAATATATTCTTATGTTAATAACTTTTTAATATCATTAATGTCAATCCCTATCGCAGTTGAGATGTATTCTAGATTAAACAATATTATAAAAAGAATTAATTAAACCAAAACAAAGATGAGTAAAGAAAAACCAACACTAGACGAGCTTTTAAATCAAGCTAAGTCTTTAGGTGACAAAATTGAATATGGAGTCAATGATTTAAAAAAAGAAGTTTCTAAATTATCTGATACGGAAAAACTCAAGGTATTAGAGGATAAAAGTTTTAGTAATTTAAAAGATTCTCTAAAAGGATTGGCAGGTGACTTAGACAATTTAGATAAAAACCAAAACAAAGATGAGTAAAGAAGAAATCAGTAAAGTACTACGTAACAATCTTAAAGTTGTGCCAAAAGCATATGATATGCAAGGTGAGAACTTTAACAGTGATTGCCATATGGAGATAACAAATAAAGCTTATCAAATAATAGGTGAAGGTGATATTGACAAAGGAAAGAATATTGTTGATGAATACCTAAAAGAAACTAATGGACAACTATAAACCAAAACAAAGATGAGTGATATATTATATGTGTTTTTAGGGATAGGAATACTAATAGGAATACTCTTCCTATTTTTAGAAGGTCCAGAATTATTATTTAGAATAATATTTAGAAAGAAAAACAAAGATGAGTAAAAACATAGAACATCAATATCTTAAACTACTCAAGGACATTCTAGATAATGGAGTAGAAAAACAAGATCGTACGGGAACCGGAACATTATCAGTGTTTGGTAGACAAATCCGACATGATATGTCTTTAGGGTTTCCTCTTATTACTACAAAGAAGATGTACTTCAAAGGAATTGTAACTGAGTTGTTATGGTTCTTACGTGGTGATACAAATATCAAATATCTTGTTGATAATGATTGTCATATTTGGGACGGAGATGCTTATAAGAACTTTGAGAAACATTGTATTGCTGGCACAGGTAAAAAAATGTCAAAAGAAGAATTAATCAACTTTATCAAAACAAATGATGAGTTTGCTAAGAAGTGGGGTGAATTAGGTCCAATTTATGGTAAACAATGGAGAAGATGGAAAGGTAAATTGATAGATAAATCAAAAGAGCTTGATGCTCATACTGCTTGGGTACCTGAACAAATAGACCAAATCGCAAACCTAATATCTGAACTCAAAACAAATCCAGACTCAAGACGATTAATGGTTTCAGCTTGGAATGTTGGAGAACTTGATCAAATGGTTTTACCACCATGTCATTATGGATTTCAAGTTTATACAAGAGAGTTAAGTTGGGAAGAACGATTTGAATTATTTAAGAAACAAAATAATGGTTCACACCCTTATGATAATGAGATGTTGGATGATTATAGCATTCCAACCAGAGCAATCTCTTTAATGTGGAATCAACGTTCAGTGGATACATTCTTAGGTTTACCATTCAACATTGCTTCTTATGGTTTATTACTTGAAATCATTGCTAAAGCAGTTAATATGGTTCCAGATGAATTGATTGGTAATTTAGGTGATATGCATTTGTATTTGAATCATATTGACCAAACAAAGGAACAATTAACAAGAGAACCGTATCCATTACCAACCTTAAACATTAACACAGAGTTTTGGCCAACTGAATCCGGTGAATGTGGAATTGGAGGTATAGATGCTGCAGCGGTGTTTCATCCTGACAATGTACACTTCTATAAATGTTTATTAGAAGAAGATATACAATTAAGTAACTATCAATCACACCCAACAATTAAAGCACCATTATCAACTTAAAAAATATGAAAAAATACACTGCAGGTTACATCAACCCAGAAACATTTGAAAAGTCAGTAATAGAAACAAAAATACCCGCTGATATAGTTAATGAGATACAACAATTATTTTCGGATATGAAAGATTATTACGTAACCCCTACCATGATTAATCCGGAAGATGGATCAGTGTTTATGGGGATTATGGACATGGAAGGCCGAAGAATAAAATATAAATTATCAATTACACCTCATCAATTAAGTTAAAAACCAAGTACTCAACAATAAATAAAAATCAAAACTATGGAAACACTTTATTTTACTTTAGGTATTGCTTCAGTAGTAGTCGCAGTTATAGCTGTGGTTGCTGTTTGGGCAATGTTCAAGGTGGCAAAGCTGTCACAAACAATTCAAGAGTTAGAACGATCTGTCAACAACGGATTGAATTCAGCTCATCGAGACATAACAATGGTCGATAAGACTATTATGAATAGCATTGATCGAGACAATCGTGAAATTGATGTTAGATTCAATGAGATCTCACGTGAAACCCATCTCAGGATAGATTCATTGCAGGTACAACTTGACCATGCAGTTGATGAGCTATATAGACACATTGATTCGCGTGTAGACAAACTTGCAGCTAAACAAGAAAAACAATTAATCAAAGGATAACAAAATAGTATAAACCGGTTGGGTACTTGGTTTATAATTACATTATAATATGAAAAAGATTAAAATATCACATGAGGTGCCATTTTGTTTACTTGAGGAAAGTAAAACATTTAATGGTTATGACTATTGCTTACCTCACTTAATGGATCAAAATCCACAATATCGCGATTTTTTCTACAAATCAAAGAAAGAAGGTCGATATATTGTAATGGATAACTCATTACATGAGTTGGGTAAGGCATATGATTCAAAGCGATTATTACATTGGATAAATGAGATAAAACCCAATGAATTTATAGTCCCAGATGTCTGGGAGAACCAAGTTGAATCTATCGTTAATGCTCGCTACTGGTCAAAAATCAAATTACCTAAAGGGGTAACAAAGGTAGCAGTTGTTCAAGCCCAAAGTTTGGGGGAAGCTATGTTGTGTACTAAAATATACAAAGAATTAGGCTATAAAAAAATAGCATATTCATATGGTGCTTCATACTATAACAACCTATGCCCACACCTTAACTCAAATATTGGAAAAGCTGTTGGGAGATTTTTGATGATATCTGAGTTATTTAAGAGTGGATTTTTATTAAAATCTGATAGGATTCACCTTTTAGGAACTTCATGGCCTGCTGAATTCGGAATGTATAAAAATATGCCTTTTGTAGAATCTATTGATACCTCAAACCCAGTAATGGCGGCTTTAGAGGGGGATGAATACGGGGTATTAGGAATCAACCACAAACCACAAGCAAATATGAATTCCCATGCAGATATTGAGGAAAAGTATGTTGATAAAAGTTTAGTACATTACAATGTTGAAATGTTTAAACAGATAAATGGATTATAGGTTGGAATATTAAAAGTTTTTACGTATATTTATATTAAACAAAAATAAAAAAGTTATGGAAATTAAAGATGAAATCACACACGTATCCCTTT